AGCTGAAGCTGAGGCATATAATGCTCAGGTACTTCCCCAGGTATGATCGCTCTCTGTGGTGGACATTTGATTTCTACAAGTTTTCCTGACTCTGATACACCATCAGGACTTCCACCTAGCCATTTCTCCACCGGGTGAGGACAGAGGCCAATTTCATGTACCACTTCTCCGTGGCGCTCTTCATAAAGAATGCGAGCCTCATCCTCATATTTCTCACCGTGTCTCGTTGCCGCATTTCCAGTAAACTTTTCACCGAGGCCACACTTCTTGAGGAGAAGACCATCAGGTGTTTCGTACTTATTCTTTCCAATAGCCGTGGCAGCATCCGAAGCGGTAAGCATATTACCGCGGAGAGCCAGCCACTCTTCAGACTTCTGAGCAGCATATTCCCTTTCAATTAGAGCCTTGACATTGGGGTGCATGTTGTATTAATTAACATTGTAACTTTTAAGTTCTTCCAACACCTGAAAGTACATCTGGGCCGCATTTTGTTCAGCTTGTTTCTTACTTTTGGCAACGCCCCTAGATCTAAATAGGTTTTGTATATAGATGTCTATGTAGAAGAGACCTTCATGGTGCGCGGCAACCCGATATTCTGGGAGCGGCCAGTTGTTAACTTGACAATGGCGCATGAGGTGGTCTTTGAAATTGTCATCCACCATGATGGAGTTCATATCAATCATATCCGGGTCTTGATAGATGCGAAGGATAAACTCTTTAGCGTGAATCAAACCAATGTCCATGTAGATGGCACCGATGAGTGCCTCAAAAACATCTTCGAGGATCTTGGGATTATTGTTCCAACCGTTACGCATCCCCTTCTCATCCATGATGACGAGTTGTTCAAGACCCAACTTCAATGCAATCTTTGCTAGGGTTTCACCACGAACGAGCTTTGTACGCGCCTTCGTGAGGAAGCCTTCTTGACGACTTTCATAACGATCAAACAAAAACTTAGTGATGACAAAACCGAGGACCGAGTCACCAATAAATTCAAGTGTTTCAAATGATTCTGTGAATTGTTCATACTCTTTGAGAGCAGATTTATGTGTAAAAGCCTTTTGGTACAAATCAAGGTTTTTGATCTTTGTACCAACAAGTTGTTCAGCCCTCTCTTTGGTGAGGAAAGTGACCATCGTTGTTATGTTATGTGTGTGTTATTTTTTTAAGCCTCCTTCTTGATGTAGTGGGGGCTCAGGTACTTCTGAAGGTTAAGGTAGGTCACCTGAACGTCCGCGGGAGGCGCGAGGAGGTCACGGAGCTTGTCGTCGAGGATAATCTGACGACCGTTGTCAGGGTGCTTGAGACCCGCCTCGGTGATGTACTTGTTAATGAACTTGGTCACCTCGGAGCGAGAAATGAGCTCGCCTTCGGGAAGTCCAAGAAACGCGCGCAACTTAGGCGTCACATCCTGCTTGCGGTTGAAGCCGTTGTTGGCGGCGCGAGCCTTAGCCTTCTCACCATCTGGGTCTTCCTGGGTGTTCTTAACCTTGCGAACAAGCTTGGAAAGGTTCTTGATGTCGTTGCGGAGAGCGGCGATTTCGGTTTGAATGGTTTCGAGAGACATTATATCTTTCTTACACGACTAACCTTTAAGTCTATGTAGAGGAGAACAACGAGTACCGTGATTGCTGTCAGTATTAAAGTGTTCGCAGTCCGCGGTGTTAGCATGGAGGATGTTGGAGGTCTATCGATGAAGCGGAAAGGTTGTCTCGAACCATTTATGGGACACCCACCAGAACAACAATCTTCGGGGCATGGTAGAACATTTGGACCCTTCCTTACTCCACAGAATTGTTCAGTCTCCCCCTTGTAGGCATAGCACCTACACTCTTCAATGACATTGCATACCATTTTATTATATCACAATATATTAATGGACGATCAAATTTATTCGAAACCTGTGATTGAAAAATTCATTCAAGAAAATCTCTTTTTCAAAGATCCCAAGATGCAGAAATATTATGATCGAAATCTCCAGAGAGATGTTGGTAAGTTTCGTGCACGTGCACAAAGTGCTCACAAGTCGAAGAGTTTTGAAAAAATGATGTATGTCTTCGTGACTGATTCCATTCGAGACATCATTCTAAACACAATTGGTGAAGTCACTGAGTACATGAAACCTATGGGTGATGTCATCGTCAGTGGTGGTGAAGCGTTCAATTTATACACTGACTTTGATGACCGTATCATCACGAGTGATATAGATGCCAAGTTTGTTCCACGTCTCGCAGTGAACCCCAAATATTTTGGGAAGCTTCAAGCGACGAAGCTCATGCTTTGGAACAAGATGGGAGAACTCGCACAGCGTTTGAACCTGAAAATCAAGAACCGAATTATGTCAATGAAAAAGAAAGATCCTAAACTTTTCAAGTTCTTGGGAATCGGTTTCAAGAGTTCTGGTCCATTTGTCACGAGACGATACACCCTTATCAAGAAGAAGAAAACAAGGAACGATAACAAACCTGGTAAGAGTGATGTGTTCATAGATGTTGAACTGTTTGCCCTCGATCTCAATATCCGTTTCTTTTCCCCCGAAACGGGTCGTATTCAAGACGTTACCATGGGTGGAATTCTCGACATCCCTTTCATGCGCCCGAAAGAGTTTGGCTATGAAGTCGTACTTTCTAGGCGACGTGGTATTACCTATCGTAACCTAAACACGGGTAAACTTGTCACAGACAATAGGGTATACATCGCGAGTAAGGAATTTCTTCTCGAAGATATCTATCTCATGCACAAATTGAACCTCCGTCCAGAAAAGAAAGAGAAGGATCGTCAACGTCTCATCAAATTGGCGAGACTCTTTGATAAACGAATCAGTGGTTCTAATTCAATTGAAGATGTCTTCAAACGTGTCAAGGGGAAAATCGTCAAGCGAGCCCCAGTGGTAAAGAAAGATGCTAAAGTTCCTATGAACCGAGCAAAGAAGGTTGATCCTTATAAATACAAAAAGTTTACGACCAAGCCAGTACAGGATAAACTGTCTAAACAACTCGTACATGGTCTCAAACCCGTTGTAAAGAACACAAATATCAACGGGTACACCAAATCATCAGGGAACAAGCGTTTCAATCTCAATAATCTCAAATGGAAAAATGTGAAAAACAATTCATATGTGAAAAACGAATTCGCGTTGAGACCTGAAAAGGCGTTACCACTCCCCAAGAATATGAACATCACGAAAACCCTATATGGATATAAACCCAGGAGAAATCAATGGGTATCAAAAGAGTTACTTAATAAATCTGCAGCCATACCTTTTGTTGGTTTAAAGAAATGAAACCATAAGTATACATAAATGATCTACAACGCCCCCACCAAGGGTGAAGACGGTCTCTACTTTGTCAAGGTTCTCAACGATGATAAGCGTAAGTCTTTGATTCAGCTCAACAAGGTTAAGGTTACCGATGTCTCAGGTGAGATCACGATGGATCTCGGTTCGGAGATGAACACTCAGAAGATTGAGACTATCGATGCTGCTAACCTTGGTGCCGCCATTGAGAACTGTGAGTCGTGGTTTGGCAAGAAGGTTTCCGATGGTGTTATCAAGGGTGCTTACACTTCCAGCCTGGATGCTGGTTCGATGACTTGTGACCGTATCGAAGCGACCAAGGTGTTCAACACACAGCAGGAGGTCGTCGATTTTGAGACTATCCAGCCCGAGAAGACCTGTGATGTCATTCTCGAATTTGCCGGAATCTGGTTCGCCAAGAAGGCTTTTGGTCCAACCTGGAATGTTGTCCAGGTCAAGGTCCATGACGATCCCGAGCCCGAGATGGATACTTATCCAGACGGATATGCTTTTGTCGAGGATGAGGAATAAAAAAATTGTTGTTAATATATAAAAGATGATGAAGGGCCGTAACCAGAACATTCTTATGTTGGTCGCCGTAGCTGCCCTTGTTTTTCTCCTTTTCACCATGAACTCCAAGTCCGATTACTCCATCAGTGAGCGTGAGTATTCCGCCTTCGGCCCTGCCGGCCCTACCGCCGGTCCCGCTGCTGGCCCTTCCGGTGCGCCAGCCGACACTGTGTGCGGTGGTATGAAGCGTGGCACAGGTCTTGCCTCGTCGCTCCTCCCCCGTGAAGTTGCCTCCGAGGAGGACTTCGGTCAGTTTGCCCCAGACGACATCCTCAAGGGTCAGAACTTCCTCGAGCCCCGTGCTCAGGTCGGCTTCCCCGAGACTGTCGGTGGTGCGCTCCGTAACGCCAACCAGCAGATCCGTAAGGATCCCCCTAACCCTAAGGAGCCTTTCGTGTGGAACAACTCCACCATCGTGCCCGATCTCATGCAGCGCGGTCTCTGCGCTTAAAGAATAGATCAATAGTAATATAAATGACTTCTGTTTCACCTGACCTCTCCGGGAGTGTATCTAAACTCGTAGAGCTCACCAAACAACTCGCTGAAGCGAAAAGTGATATTAAGATCCTCAATCAGGAGGAGAAGCGCCTTAAGGAAAATGTGAAAAAGCACATGATGGATCAGGGTATTGACACCATCAATCTCAGGAAGGGTAAAATTAGTATTCGCAAGTCTGTCAGGAAGGCGGGTATGAATAAAGATGCTATCAAGGAGGGTCTGATGACCTTTTTTGGTGGAGACGAAACTAAGGTTGAGGGAGCCCTAAATGCCATCAAAGATGGACTTAAAACGAAAGAATCGACTTCTTTGTCTCTAACTGGTATAAAGGATAAGCCCGAGAAAGAAGTAAGTAACTAACTAACTAATAATGGTCTGGGGACAATACGTATACGAAGCCTCTAATGGATTTGAACCCGAAGTCAGCGATGACGACGAGTTCAATGACGAACACACTCCTCTGAATATCGAAGACTGGGAAGTCGAATACTCAGATGAACTATGGCACATGTGGAACACCATCAGGACACTGATGTACGATGCCCGCGTAGAGCAGTTGGGAGAGTTTTGTGACTTTGTTGAATTTTGTTACAAAGAACACGAGACGTATCACGAACGTGTCTATTCCGAAAACGAAGAACTACTTCACGACATCTGGAAAAAACTGCGAAGAATCATCAACGATAATGGACTCCACGAAGAGATGATGCGCGGTGCCACCTTTTACCACTTTGTCGACTTTTCTAAAAAATATATGTGCATATATTAAATGCTCCCCGATATCACTTCCCAGAAAGTCGCTATCCCCGCCGCCCTTTTTTTGGCGCTCAGCCCAGGTGTTCTTCTGACCACCAATGGGTCCAAGGTCACCTTCATGAACCGCAAAACAAACCAGATGGCGATATTCTTCCACGCCCTCGTGTTCTTCCTCGTGTACAGTCTCATCGCCAAGGCTATGGGTCTCGTGCTCACCAGGACCGACCTCGTCGTGACCACTGTGCTGTTCCTCGCGTTGAGCCCTGGGCTTCTCCTCACTCTCCCCCCAGGTTCGGGTGGCGTCTTTCAGTCGGGTCAGACCAGCCTCGAGGCCTCCCTGACACACGCGATTGTATTCGCCGTGGTTTTCGCGCTTTTGCGTCGTCAATTTCCTCAATTCTATTAAGTAGGAAGATGAAATACCTCGTGTTGGGACCTGCTTCTATGGGGATATACTCCCTGATAGGTGCCCTAAAAGCACGAGAATCTGAACTCGTCGATGTCAAAGAAATTTCAGGCTCTTCCGCTGGTGCAATTTTAGCATTATTTTTGGGGGTAGGAATGTCTGTTGATGAAATTTTCGAAACTTCATTGAATCTGAATGTCCCCAATTTTGTTAAGATACGCATAGGGTCCTTTTTTAACAAATTTGGTTTTGTTGATATGGCACCTATTCGTAAAAAGTTGGTGGAGATTTGTGGGTGTGACCCAACATTCAAAGAGATTGGGATGAAGATTTACATTTCAGCGTTTTGTATGAACACATCGGAGACCGTCTATTTCTCTCGAGACACACATCCGGACATGAAGATCATCGATGCAGTGTGTATGAGCATGGCTGTGCCTTTCATATTTGCTTGTGGTACGTATAATGGCGAAACCTATGTAGATGGAGGTATGAAGGAGGAATATCCATTGACACCATTCTTTGATAAAAAACCACACGAAGTCACATGCATAAAAATCAAAATGAATCGAATGTATCAAGAAGATATACAAACACCAAAACAATTCGTCGAAACCCTAGTTCGTTCGGCCCTCTCAAACAGGGTAACTTACAATACACCTATAGAAACCATCGAAATCAACGTGGAAGACACAGATGTGTTTGATTTCAATATGACTTATGAAGAAAAAGTTCAATTATTTAACAGAGGATATACTTTTTTGTCAGCCTAATGTAAATGGATGTGGATACATTTAGTGTGAGGCTGACCACACTTCCTTACCTGACTAGAACCGATGTAGCTTCTTATCAGCAAAGGTCCAAAATGAAAGGTATAAATCTCAATGTGCTTTTACGAAAAGCTCAAGCGATGAATGCACGACGCCGTGATTTGAAAATCCAAGAAAAGATTCAAGAGTTTAAAAGTCGGGTATCACTACCCAAGGATATTTATACTAGGGTTGTTTCAACGGTTACCCCTGAGAGTAATGTATCAAAATTGATACAAGAGGCTGAATCGATCCGGAAAAGGAGGGATACACAGCAGATGAGTCAGGTTAAAGCGAATTTCTTCGAAACGATCAAGAAATTGAATCTAGACAAGAATGACGTCAACAACCTCATTCGTCGACTGGATCGTGGAGAGGATGTGCGTCTGTTAACTAAAGAAGCGTACGAATTGCAGCGGAACCGACAGTTGGAATCAGTATCCGACGAACGCAAGTTTCTTAAAAATGCTTTGAATCGTATAGGACTTAACGACGGTGATAAAAATGGTATTTTGTCTCGATTTCAACCAGATAAACGGGTGATCACACAACTCGTAGAAGAAGGTAAAAAATTGAAACAGCAACGTGATATCGAAATAGTTGAGAAAGAGAAAAGAAATTTAATAAAACGTGTTGGCACTCTCGGTGTTGATGGTCAGGTTTTAAAGCAGGTTAGAAACGCGAAAACAAAAAGTCGCATTTTGGCGTTAAAAAAGAATATAGAAAACAAGGGAAAAAACAAAAAAAATACCCAAATTGCAACTCGTAAACTAAACTTAATTTCACTGGTGAAAAATCTTGGTATGTATTCACAGTTTGCGGGAGAAATTGATAATATACAAACACTAAAAGATGCTAATGTTGTACAAGTTACGATTCGAGAGGCGGCCAAATTAAACCTCGTGGAAAATGCGTCAAATGTTGGAGATTTTACGAGTAGAATCATGGCTATAAAAAGTGCGAATCAACTCGTACCTATGAAAAAACTCATCGAACAGACTCGAAAGAAAATGAAAATTGCCAAACAAAAAGCTGAAAATGATAAACTCACTAAACGTAAACAAGTGTTGTCGTTCGAAGTTCAGAGTGCCAAGATTCCTGTAAACAAAAAGAAACTTTTTACTAATCGTCTCAAATTGAAAAAGGTTGATATACCAAAATTGCAGATAGAGTTGAACAATATGATTAAGGATGAAAAGTCTAAGAAGAAGCAAAATGAATTAAATGAATTGAAGAGGTATGCCACACGGTTCAATATTGATCCGATACCTTTCATTCAGGACTTCCAAACTTCGAACAGTTCACTCAATGCGATCAA